CCGGGGGCCTCGGCGGGATCCCCGGCGGTCGCGCCCGTGGATGCGTGGGACGGGTGGGCCCCGACCGCCCCTGCGCCCGACGCCGCGGGTGGCCCCGGCGCCGAGGACGGCCCCCTCGCCGCAGCCCGCGTCGCGGAGGCGCGCGAGATTGAGTGGCAGACCGAGGCCCTCCGCGACCTCTTCACCTACCCGAACGACCGAATGCCGTTCACCGAGATCATGTTCCTCGTGAAGGTGGATGAGGAGGCCACGGGCAACGGGTACCTGGAGATCGTCCGTAACAACGGCAGGAAGATCGCGCAACTGCACCACGTCCCCGCCACGACCATCCGCCGACGCCTCTCCCGCGGCGCCGGCCAGAAAATCGGGCGCGTTGAGGGCTACGTCCAGATCCGGGGCAGCGAGAAGCGGTACTTCAAGGAGTTCGGCGACCAGCGCGCCGTGGACGCCCGCACAGGCACCGCCATCGAGAAGGGCCAGACCCTCGACCCCGAGAACCGGGCGACGGAGATCATCCACTTCCCGATCTACGACCCGATGAGCCAGTACTACGGCGCGCCGCGCTACGTTCCCGCAGCGACCGCCATCGCCGGCAACCGGCACGCGGCGATTCGCAACGTCTCGTTCTTCGAGAACGACGCGGTGCCGCGCATGGCGCTGCTCGTCTCCGGCGGACGCCTCACCAATGACTCGATGCAGCAGATCGAGGACTTCGTCCGCGGCAAGGCGCGGGGCACCGATCAGGCGCACCGCGTCATGATCATCCAAGTCGAGCCCCACAAGGTCGGGTTCCAGCAGCAGAACAAGGTGATGGTCGAGCTCAAGCCCCTCACCGTCGGCGTGACCGAGGACGCCTCCTTCTCGCAGTACCGCAAGGACAACGACGAGGAGATCCGGGAGATCTTCGGCCTTGGGCAAATCTTCTTCACGAGCGAGGGCGCGAACCGGGCGAACGCCCAGGTGGCGCGCGAGATCACGAACGAGCAGGAGTTTGAGCCCGACCGGCTCGCGAAGGAGTACCTCCTCAACCAGACGCTCGTGTGCGACCTCCTCCAGCACGAGATGACGGAGAAGGCGGACCTGAACCACGACGGGGAGCTTGACGAGGAGGAGCTTCGGATCTTGGCCCGGCAGCGCATCCGCGTCCGCTTCCGTTTCGCGCGGATGACGCTCTCCGACCCGCTTGATGCGGCCAAGATGGACCAGGTTTACGCCCAGCTCGGGGCCGTCACGCCGAACGAGATGCGAGAGCGCCTCGGGAAGCCCCCGTTCCCCAAGGAGTTCTTCTTCGCCAACAAGCCCCTCCCGATCGCGATGGCCGAGCTCAGCGCCGGGCTCGCGCTCGCCATCGCGCTTGATCCCCAGAAGCGTCCGCCGCAGCAGTCAGGAGGCCCCGAGGGCGGGGACGGAGCGGTTGATGTCACGCCGGACATGCCGCAGCGGGTTCCGGGCGTTAGCGCCCCGCGCGTCACCGCGGCGGCGCGCCCCTACGCCGACGGGATTGAGGTCGTGGGCGGGCCAGAGGAGGCGCCCGTGGCAACCGGCGCCCCGGCGCGGAGTTCCCGCCACGGGTGGCGGGGCGCGGAGGTTGCCTCGGGGCTCAATCCGATGGAAGGTATGAGAATCGCGTCGGAACTACTGGCGGATGCCCGGCGCCTCGCTATGATTGGGGCCGACCTTATGGAGGGCCGACATGGACCATAGCCCCGCTGTCCTCCCTGCTCCCGAGTCTGCCGCCCCGCCCGACTTCTCGAACGTGCGGTTCGAGTTTGCCGCCGAGTACGAGAAGGCGTGGCAGGACGAGAAGACCGGGCGCATGCGCGTTCGCGCCATCGCGAGCGACGACCAGCTCGACCTCCAGCGCGACCGCATGAGCCACCGCGCCCTCCAGAAGATGGCGGACGCGGCCAAGGCGGGCGTGCCGCTCCTCGAGACGCACCGCTCCGTCTTCGACTTCGGGCGCACGGTGGGTGGGAGCGTGATCGAGCGGCAGGGGGCGGACGGCCGGACGCATCGGCAGTTCCTCGTCGAGCTCGAGCTCGACGGGGACTATCCGCAGGCGCGGCGGCTGTGGCGCGAGATCGCCGACGGGAAGTGCGACAAGCAGCTCTCGATCGGCGGGAAGCTGAACCTCAAGAACCGCGACGCCGTCACGGTGATGATGACCCCGGGGGGGCTCAGCCGCACGATCAACGATCTCGACCTCGACCACATCGCGTCCACCCGCAAGAGCCAAGCGGCCAACCCCCGCACCTCGTTCGTCGAGGCGATCGCGAAGGCGCTGGACACGGCCGAAAAGTGGGGATGGAATTGGGAGGACCCCCTTGCCAAGCAGGGGGTCGGTGTGCAGAATACGCCGCCGACCGCGATGGACCCGACCAACCTCTCAGACATGCACCTTGGGGCCGCGTGGCTCGCGAAGGTCGGGCGCGCGGCGCGCGAAGGGGGCGCTGACATGAACAAGACGGACATGACGCCTGCGACGACGACGCCGATGTCGCCGACGACTCCGATGTCCCCGACGACGCCCGCGACGAGCGGCGCTCCGGCCGCGAAGGCGCAGGAGGCCGAGGCGCTCCTCGGCGAGATCACGGCGCTCCTCTCGAAGGCGCAGGCGAGCAAGTCCGCCGCGGCCGTCCAGGCCGAACTGCGCGACATCCGCGACCGGCTCCAGAAGGCGATCCAGGGCGCGGCCTCCGGCGCGGGCGAGAAGCCCTCGGCCCAAGAGGCCGCCGGCCAGGGCGCGGGCGCCTACCAGCAGGACACCTCGGCGGCGAAGCCGGGCTACAGCCCGGACAAGGCGCCGAAGGGCGACTCGACGGACATCGCCGGGTCGAATGTCACCGGCCACCAGAACGACATCCAGGTCGGCGGCGAGATCAAGGCAACCGCGCCGACCGCGAAGGCCGCCTTCGACCACACGCTCCAGTTCCTGCGGCAGGGCGGGATCGTCAAGACCCTCGGCGAGGACGGGACGGTCAATCTCGCGAAGGCGCTTGACATCGTCGTCCAGCAGGGCGCGGCCCTCACGCAGGACATCGTGGTGGCGGCGGTGGAGAAGGTGCTCGAGGAGCAGGCATCGGCCGCGGCCGGGATCGAGAAGTCGATCAACGGGCTCGGCGCGACGGTCAACGACACGGCCCGCCGCCTCTCGCAGGCGGAGGGCAAGCTCGGCCTGCTGGCCGAGATCGAGAAGAGGCTCGCGCGGGTGGAGAAGTCCGGCGCGGTGAGCCAGAGCGGACCGCGCGGCGCGGCCGACTCCTCGGTGCATGCCCTGGCGCGGCGGAGCGCCCAGGGCGGAGTCTGGGGCGGGCTCTTCGACGACGCGAAGGGCAAGGCGCTCGGGAAGTTCTAGGCAGCCCCCGAAGACCGGGGTCGCCGCAGGAGGAGATCAAATGGACACGGCAGTCGCCAACCAGGAGATGATCGAGAAGACGATCGCCACGAGCGACCTGCTCACTGGCGGTTTGCTCAACCCGATCCAGCAGACGCAGTTCATCACGCTGGTCAAGAAGTTCAGCGTGCTGCTGCCCATCAGCCGCTTCGTGCGCATGCCGAGGCCGCTCATGGACATCGACAAGTTGTGGATCGGCGAGCCGGTCACGGAGTCGGTCGACGAGTCGACCGACACCGGGAACCTCTCCCGCGCCAAGTTCCAGCGCATCGTGCTTCGGGCGCAGAAGCTCCGCTCGGCCTGGAACATCACGACCGAGGTGCTCCAGGGCAACGTGGAGCAGAACGAGTTCGAGCAGACCATCATGAACACGATGGTCGAGCGCATCGCCACCGACCTCGAGGACCTCGCCATCAACGGCGACGTCACGACGGTCGGCACGACCCCGCGCGACCGGCTCCTCCGCCGGCTCAACGGCTGGAACTCCCAGACCGAGGGCGCCCACATCGTCGACGTGAAGGGCGCGAGCATCCAGAAGGGCATCTTCTCGGAGATGAAGCGCCGGATGCCCAAGCAGTACAAGAACGACCCCGGCCTCCGGTGGATGGTCGGCGACGCCGTGGCGACGGACTGGGCGGACGTGGTGTCCGACCGCGGCACGATCCTCGGCGACGCGGCGCTTCAGGGCGCGGAGATGTCCCCCCTCGGGACGCCGATGATCCGCGTCCCGCTGATCCCGGACGACGCGCCCATCACCATCACGGCCGCGACCCGCGCCGAGATCCTCGGCAGCGAGTTCGGCCCGTTCCTCATCACCTCGACGAACGACACGGTGAAGCTCAAGGTGGACGCCCTCCCGGCGGCGGGCGTGACGATCGTCCTCACCCACGGGACCCTGAACGTGGTCGAGGTGGCGCGGCAGATCAATGCCGCGCTCAAGGCGGCCATCCCGACGCTCACGCAGGACGTGGCCCGGGACGACCGCGAAGGGCGCCTCCTCCTGGAGAGCCCGACGGTCGGTGCGGCCTCCGAGCTCCGGCTCATGCCGGTCGCGGCGGTCTCGCAGGCGTATACGACCCTCGGTCTCCTCGGCGCGAACGACCCGCCGGTCGACCCGTTCCCGGCGGCGGACGTGGTCAAGTCGGGCGCCGCGTCGGGCACGGCCAACACCGTGTTCGAGGGCTCGTTCATGTGGCTGGCGAACCCGAAGAACTTCATCGCGGGTGTCCTCGACGGGACCCGCATCTTCACGGAGTTCAACAAGAACACCGACCAGATCGAGACCATCGTCTACAACCAGGTGGACGTGCAGGTCGAGAACGTGGACGCGATCGTGAAGGCCAAGAACATCCGTCGGCGCACGCTGGTCATCTAGCGCCGGCTCCGCAGCACCTATCTTTCCCCAGGCCCCGCCGATCCCTCCGGTCGGCGGGGCCTTCTTCTTGCCCGGAGGGCGCCGCTCTGGCACGATGGAGACGTGGCGCGCTTCTTCGCCTATCGGTTCGGCGGCGTCCGCAACATCCCCGGCCCGGCGTCCGGGCTCGTCTACACGTTCATCGGCCCGCACGCGGACGGCTCGCTCGTCCCGGTGCGGGTGGACAACGCGAGGGATGCCCGGATCTTCCTCCTCATGGGGACGCCGGACGCGGGCAACTACCTGTTTCGGGAGGTGGACGAGTTCGGTGTGCCCGTCGGCGCCTTTCCGCCGATTGACCCGACCAAGCGCGAGTCCATGATTGACCCCAAGAAGTTCCCTTCGGACCAGATCGGGGTAACGGCCTCCGAGTGGCGCGAGATCACCGAGGACCTCGCCGACCCCACGCTCTACTTCCACAAGACCCGCGTGAAGCTGTTCCCAGGCGGGAGAGGGAGGCGCTAACGTGCCGGCCGGCTTGATTGACAACTTCGGGATCGACACCCCCTTCGCCTACGTCACCGTGCCGCAGGTGCGGGAGGCGGGCATCAAGAACAAGACGGACGACCCCGAGTTCGGGGTTGACGACGCGCCCCTGCGGGGGCTCATTCGGACGATGAGCCACTGGATCAACCGCCTCACGACCCAGTGGTTCCTGCCGGTGCGGCTGAAGCAGCCGGTGGACGGGGCGCGCGGCTCCATCGCCCGGATGCCGAACCAGATCCCGATTCTTGACCTGTTCCGTCTGCGCCTTGAGCGCGAGGGCCTCATCTCCTTCGACTACCCGACCATCGCGTTCCAAGTGAAGAACCGCTACGTCATGATGGTGACGCGGCACGTCCGCCTCCCGGAGTACCCGCATTTCGTCGTGCTTGACGGGGTGTTCGGCTGGCAGCAGAACGCCTTCACCCCCGTCCGCACGACCCTCTCCGTGGCGCTTGACCCGGTGGCCGGCGAGGCGAAGGTCGTTGATGCCACCAAGTTCCGCCCCGGCGACGCGGTGCTCGTCGGGAGCGAGCCGGAGCCCAAGGCGCTTCACTTCATCGTCGAGGAGGTGGACACCTCCGGCTCGCCGCACGTCCTTCGCTACGACCCCGAGCTGACGTTCCGCGACCCGGAGGTGCCGGCCGGAACCCGCGTCGCCCGCTACGGGCAGGTGCCCGACCTCATCCAGCGGGCGTGCCTCCTCATGATTCGCGACCGCATCGTCAGGGTCGGGGAGCTTGACACGGCGGAGGACCCCTTCGGCATCGGGACGCGCCTCAACTCGGAGTCGGTTGAGGGCTACTCGTACAGCCTCGGCGCGACCCCGGCGCAGCACGGGCACGCGGGCGGGTCGTGGACCACGGGGAATGTGGAAGTAGATGATTACTTGCAAGAATACTCCATGCCGAACATGTATATTGGGCTAGCATGAGGACCAACAACACGCAGCCGACCCCCGGCAACCTTCGGGTGATTCGCTTCCTGCGCTCGTGGTCACCCGACGCGGCGTATACCCTCGGCCTGATCGCGTCCGACGGGTGCGTCCACTTCGGGACGACGCGCACTAGGCACAACTGGATAGTCTCCATCTCGCAGAGCGGCGCCGAGGGGGGCCGCCTTCTTCGGCGGATCCGCGACGCGGTCGGCGCCGGGGGACTCCACGTCCGTCCCGGCTGCGTTACAAAGTTCGGGAAAACTCGCCCCTCTTGGCAACTCGTCTGGTCCGGCCGACACGTCTACGAGGCCGTGCGCGCTCTCGGCCTCCCGCCCCGCAAGTCCCTCACGCTTCGGATGCCGAAGGTGCCTCCCGCCGTTCTCCGCCACTTCGTCCGGGGTGTCCTCGACGGGGACGGGTGCGTGTCGGTGACGCGCCCCTTCGTCAAGTCGGGGCGGCACCGCTGCGTGAAGTTGTCCGCCTTCGTGACGACGTGCAGTTCCCGGTTCGCCGCGGGGCTGGCGCGGGCGCTCGCCGCGGCTGGGCACCCCCCGCGGGTCAACATCCTCCGCCATGGGTCGGGAACGGTTGAGCACCGCGTCATCTTCAGCGGCGGGGCGGCGGAGCGCCTCCTCCGCTGGACCCACGCCGAGGGCGGCCTCCACCTCCCCGCCAAGCGGGCCCGGTTCGAGCAGTACCTCTGCGAGAAAGCGGCTTACGACGCCGGTCGCTCGGCTCGGCTCGTCCGAGCCGGGAAGAGGTGGCCGGAGGCGATGGAGTCGCGCCTGCGGGCGCTCCTGGCGGACGGGCGGCCCCTTCCGGCTGTCGCCGCCGCGCTCGGGCGCTCCACGACGGCCGTCAAGAACCGGATGCGGGCCCTCGGCCTCCGCACGGGTTACTACTGGACGGACGCTGACCGGGCCGCGGCGGCGGCTCTCCTGTCCGCCGGGCGGCCGGTTCGGGAGGTCGCCGCGGCGGTCGGTCGGCCCCTCGCCACGGTGCGGAGGTTCGCGGCCCGTCTGCGGCGGGCGGGGTAGTCCGTGCCCTTCACTCTCGGCCATCCCGTCCGAATCAACCGCATCAAGCTCAAGGTGCGCCCGCTCAACGTGTCGTCCACGACGCTTGACCCGGACTTCCGCGAGGCGAAGCAGAACCGGCTCTACGGGGCGCCCGTTGAGGTCATCGGGCAGGTGGTCGCCCTGGAGCGCACGTTCCAGCTTGAGCGCACGCGAACTGGCGACGCGCTGCCCTCGACGGTGCACTTCGTCTTCCGCTTCCGCGAGCTTGACCTGGTGGCGCCGGGGTTCCTCCTGAAGAAGGGCGACCGAATCGTGGAGGTGGACGGGATCCCCTGCGACTTCAACGTGATCAAGGCCGTGAAGGCGTCCGCGTTCGGTGGGAACCGCCAGCGGAAGTTCGCAAGGCCGATCCTGCTGCATGTGGACGTCGAGCGTCAGACAAAGCAGCTGGGGAGCATCTGATGGCCGCTCCCGCCCTGCGGATCCGCCTCCTCCCCAAGGGGAAGGCGCCGCGCCATGCGAAGCGGCTGCGCGCGTCCCGGGAGGTGTTGCGGGGGCCGGAGATGCAGACCGTCCTCCGCCACCTCGCCGAACAGTCGGCCGAGTTCATGCGCCAAGGCATCCGCAAGGGCCGGCCGGGGTGGCCGGCCCTCTCGGAGATCACCAAGGCGCTCAAGGGGAGCGAGCGGAAACTGGTCGAGACGGGGGAGATGGCGCTGGCCGTCCAGTCGTGGCGGTCGGGGCCGGGCTGGGCCGCGGGTATCCCCGGGCGCTCGGAGATGTCGCTGCGGGCCGGAGTCCACGAGGAGGGCGCCCACGTCCCCGTCTCCGACGCGATGCGGGGGTTCTTTGCGGCCAAGGGCTTCCCCCTCCGCGCAGCGACTAGGTTCCTCCGCATCCCGCCCCGGCCGTGGCTGGCTCCTGCGGTTGTTGAGGTGGCCGCCTACGCAGAGCGTCGGCTGCCCGGCCTTATGCGCCGGGTGGTGGACAGGATCGGGAGCTGAGATGCCGACCCGCGCCGACCCGATCACTTGGGACGCCGGCATGGAGTTCGAGGTGCCCATGCCGCCAAAGACGGCGGAGCGGGCGGTTGTCCTCCCGGAGGTCGGCCTCACCCTGCGCCGCCTCGACGCGGGGGAGACGCGCTACGACCCGTCCGGGCGGTACCTGGAGACCCGGGTGGCGCTTCCGAACTGGGAGCCCGGGGGCATTGAAAGCCTGTTCGGCTTCGAGTCTATCGCGGGGGTTGACCCCGTGATCCGCGGGCAGACCGATGCCGATAAGGCGCAGGTCAACTACCAAGTCTCGGTTGATGGTGGGGTGACGTGGCTGACGTGGGACGGGATGGCTTGGGTTGAGGCGACGGGCGTGCTCGCCGATGTCTTCGTGGCCGCCATCACGGTTGACCAGCGGATCCCGCTCCTCCCGCTCGCTTTCCCCCGACAGATCCGCCTGCGGGCAAAGCTCACGCCGGGGGCGAGTGGGCGGCAGCGCCCCGTCCTACGCCGCACGAACATCTTCCACACCGTCAGGCTCGACCTCTACGAAGACGTGACCCGCTCGATCAAGCGCCACATCGACGGGCAGATCCGGGTGCCCATGTTCTTCATCGCCGAGGGGCTGATCGGGGCCACGGACATCGCGATCCCCACGGGGTCGAGCGACCCGGCGACGGCGGGGGCGGGGGAGCCAGGCTACGACGTGCAGGTGATCGAGCCGGTGCGGGTATTCAACCTCACCACCGACCCCGGCCGCCTCATCAACCTCTTCGGCGGGCTCGTCGGGCGGACGGTGTCCTTCGTCGGCCCGCAGACGGGCAAGGTCGAGGTGCAGTTCACCGGCGTCCCGGAGGTGTTCATCGGGGCGGAGGAGTTCTTCCAGCTCAGCAAGATCCCGTCGGTCGTGGTGGTGGCCGACCGGGTCGAGGACTACGACCTCATCAACACGTTCGCGCCGGAGAGGGAGCGTTCGATCGGGCGCGGGGAGGGCCGCCTCCAGCCCGCCCGCGTGCCCTACAACATCTTCGTGAGCGTGCGGGTGCAGTCGTCCCTCAAGCGGGAGGCGCTCCAGATGAAGGACGCCATCTCCCGCATCCTCTACAAGGGGGACGAGTTCCGGTCGGTGGCGCTCGGCGACCACTACTGCGTCCTTGACCAGCAGAGCCAGGTCGAGGAGGACCGGGTGGCCCAAGGGCTCTTCGTGGGGAACATCACCCTGCGGATCCTGGGGAAGGTCTGGCTCAAGGACCCGACGGAGGCGCCGCTCGTCCGAAGCGTGCACATGATCGTTGGAGCCGAGGTGTCCTGCAACTTGAACCTTCCTTCTCACCTGAGAAACGTGTATCGTGAGGCGTCCGTGATGGAGGGGGCCTGAGCGGCCCCCGCCCGAAGGAGGGACCCGTGGCGACCCGCGTCATCATGAACATCTCGCCGACGTGCCTCACGGTGAACCTTGACACGATGAGCCCGGACCGCCGGAGGGAGAGCCTGTGCGTTGGGCCCCGCGAGCAGCGGGAGGTGACCGACGAACAGTTCCGCAGCCGGGAGCTCCAGAAGCTCCTTGGCGCGAAGTTCTTCGTGGACGTGACCGCGGCAGGTGATCGCCGCAGGAAGCGCGAGCAGGAGCTCGGCATCGGCTAGGCCCGGAGGTCACGCATGGCACTTGCAGGAATTGAGACTCTTCACCCCGACGTTTTCCTCATTGAGGAGCGCGGCGTCCCGCGCATCATCGGCGTCGGGGTCAACACGGGCGGGTTCGTCGGCGACGCGGAGAAGGGTCCGATCGAGCGCGCCGAACTGGTCACGAACATGACCCAGTTCCAGCAGCGGTACGGCGCCTTCTTCAACGGGTCGTTCCTCGAGCCGTCCGTCCGCGCCTTCTTCAATCAGGGCGGGACGCGGTGCTTCATCGTCCGCGTGGCCGGCGTCGGGGCGACGCCCGCCAGCGGCGCGCTCGTCAACCACGAGGGCGGCCCGGCGATCGACGCGGACGCCATCAGCCCCGGCGCGTGGGGCAACCAGGTGTCCCTCACGACCGAGCGGTGGCGCACGACGATCGCCGCGGCCGGCGTCGGCCAGGGTTCGGTTCAGATCCCCGTCACCTCGCTGCGCGACATTCGGCTGGGCGACCTCATCCTGATCGAGGACCCGGCGAGCGGGAACTCCATCACCGCGTTCATCTACGCGATCGACGTGTCGAACCGCATCCTGACGGTTCGCCCGCTCGGCGCGCTGCCCGCCGCCTTCACCTTCCCGGTCGGGAGCCTCGTCCGCAGCGCCTCCGACCACCGCCTGAGCACCATCCTGACGGCGGACCTGGCGGACGGGGCGGTGCAGGCGACGCTGCGCACCACGTCCAACCTCGCCATCGGCGCCCGCGTCTACTTTGACGACGGGCTCAACTTCGCGTCCGTCGTCGTTGAGGCGATCGACGGCAACGTGATCCGCTTCCAGCCGATCAGCGTCTCCGCCGCAGCCACGCTCCCGGCGGACACGACCATCGCGGTCTCCCTGGAGTTCGTCCTGCGGGTGTTTGAGAAGGGCCGCTTCCAGGAGCTCTTCGAGGGCCTCTCGATGGAGGTGGCGAACGCCCGCGACTACTTCGCGACGCGCTTGGCGGGCGAGTCGAACGAGTCGCGGGTCATCTCGGTCGTGGATCTCTTCGCGGCCCCGCTCGACCTCAACTTGGCAACCCCGCTGCCCGCCGTCTCCCAGATCCTCTCCGGCGGGACCAACGGCGCCCCGCTCGGCGACGACGACTTCATCGGGTCCGACGTGCCGCCGCTCAGCGGGATGGCCCTCATCGAGCAGGCGCCCGAGCTGAACTTCTTCTCCGTCCCGGGCGTCACGACCGTCGAGGTCCAGCGGGCGGCGGCCGACCTCGCGGACCGCAACGGGCACATCATCGCGGTGCTCGACGCGCCCCTGGCGGACGACGAGCCGCTCGAGGTGCTGAACTACCGGAACATCGAGGCCAACTTCGACACGTCCTACGCGGCGCTCTACTACCCGTGGGTCATCACCCGCGACCCGAACGTGAACGGCCAGCGGTTCGTGATGCCCCCCTCGGGGCACGTCCAGGGGAAGTACGCCGAGGTGGGCACGACGCGGGGCGTGCACTTCGCCCCCGCCAACATCGTGCTCCGCGACGTGCTCGACCTCACGCACAACACGACGGACGGCGAGCAGGACCTCCTGAACCCGGCGGGGATCAACGTGATTCGCGCCTTCCCGGGCGAGGGCATCCGCATCATGGGCGCCCGCACGCTCACGTCCTTCAAGGACGGGCGGCACTACGTCAACGTCCGCCGAAACCTGAACTTCATCAAGGAGTCGCTGCGGCGCGGCCTGCGCTTCGCCATCTTTGAGCTCAACGAGCCGCGTACCTGGGCGAACGTCACGCAGGTCACTCGGGAGTTCCTGCGGAGCCTGTTCCTGCGGGGGCAGCTGTTCTCGCCGGACGGGACGGAGGACCGCGCGTTCTTCGTCAAGTGCGACTCGGAAACCAACCCGACCTCGGAGATCCGCGAGGGGCGGCTCAACTGCGAGGTCGGGGTCAACCCGCCGCTGCCGGCCGAGTTCGTCATCGTGCGTCTCGGCCTGTTCGATGGCGGATCGTCGATCGAAGAGGAGTTGGCGAGGCGCTGATCCGTTCAAGGCGAGCGTTTCTAGGGCGGCGCCAGTCGAGGTGAACCGACGTGGCGATAGATGTCATCCTGCTGCGGCGCGAGCACGGGTTCGGCAACCCGGTGTTCCCACGCCATACCTTTGAGGTCTACGGCCGGGGGACGCCGTTCGCCCGATTTTCCAAGATCACGGGGCTCCGCGAGGAGATCGAAACCGTTGCGTGGCGCGACGGGCGCAACCCGCTCCGCGTCCGCAAGGGGATCGCCACCCTCGGCGGGGGCACTGCGACCTTCGAGAAGGGCGTCCTCCTGCGCCCGCTCTCGCTCATCCAGTGGTTCAACGACGTCCGCCGCTGCGCAACCGAACTCGAGGCCGCCGCCACGCCCAACGCCGAGGACGGGGGGGCGGAGCGCCGGGCACTCACCCCACTTAGCGTGACCCGAGCCATCTCGGCGATCCTGTTTCGGGGCAATCGGGCGATTGACGGGGTGGACACGGAGGCCGCCGACCAAGCGATCCCGCTGGTCGGAGACAGCGACCTCCAAGACTTCTACGCGGAAATCGAGATCCTGATTGGCTCCCGGGAGCGCACCGAGTCGGACTCCGGCCTCCGCACGGACCAGTCCGCGTCGGCTGTGCGCCGGCTCCGCCTGCTGAAGTGCTTCCCTGTCGCCTACCAGATGGCGGACCTTGACGCGATGGCCTCCGAAGTCGCCATCGAGTCCCTGACCGTGTCCTTTGATGGCCTGATCCCCGACTTGGCCGAGGAAGTGTAGTAGGCGCGGGAGTCCCTCGGTTGTAAGATGGACTCCCCTGACGATGGAGGTGTGGTATGCCTGAGACGCGCGTTCACGATCCGGCGGTCAACTTCCGGTTCCAAGTGCTCGCCCGCGGGGGGGACGTGGAAGCCGGGTTCAGCAAGGCAACCGGACTGCGCGACGAGAGCGAGGTCGTCGAGTACCGCGAGGGCACCGACGACACGGTGAAGACCAAGCTCCCGGGTTTGCGCACGTTCCCGGCGCTCGTCCTTGAGCGCGGCATGATGCTCGACGCGACCGGGCTCATCGACTGGCGCAAGGCGGCGATCCTGTGCTCGTCGGGATTCCGGTCGGAGACGGTCATCACCGTGCACAACTGCGACAGCGCGCCCGCGCGGTCGGTGGCGTTCCAGAACGCCTGGCCGAACGCGCTCCAGCTCAGCGACCTCGACGCTGGCGCGTCCGAAGTGAACATCGAGTCGGTGGAGCTGGCGCACGAGGGCAGGGTCTTCGATACGCTCTTCGAGCGCGGCGGGACGCCGCTGCGCCCGGGCCGGTCGTAGCCGGCAGGCGCGTGCCGGGGGCGCGGTGAAGCGCCGCCCGGCGGTGAGACGGTGTACAAGCCGGCCGGTGGCCGGGAGGTGCGAAGATGGCGGAGCAGACGACAGGGGCGGCCACGGCGGTCGCCGAGCCGGTGGCGCCGGCGGACCTCCGAGTGCCGATGGACCCGAACGGCATCGTCAAGGACCTGCCCTGCGGGTTCGTTCGCGGGGGGAAGAGGTACCTGCCCGCGGAGTTCGTGCCGATGTCCGGGTATGTCCGACGGATGATGTCAAAGAAGGACGTGCGGGACGACTTCACGGAGGTCGTGGAGGTCGTCCTGCGTCAGTGCGTGCGGCGCGTCGGGCCGTTCGCGGCTGCGGGGGACCCCAAGGTCGTCGCGAACCTCACCCAGGCCGACCGGGACTTCCTGCTCATGGAGATCCGCCGCGCGTCAAGCGGGGGCGACCTGAACGCGCTCGTGCTCTGTGCCGCGTGCAAGAAGAGGATTCGGGTGACGTTCAAGATCGACGAGCTTGAGGTGGTTCGGCTTCGGGACGGGGACTTCGAGATCCGCGACGACCGCTTGTGCTTCCGCGTCCGCAGCGTCAACCCTCCGATTGATGCCCTCTGCCGGTACCCCATCGGGACGGACCGCGGGGTACTCGAAGGGCTTGAGCGGAACCCCACCGAGGCGCAGTACCTCCTCTACTCCGCCTGCCTTGTTGAGTGGGGCGGGAAGGCCGGCCCGTTCGGGATGGACTTCTTTGACGCCCTCCCGACCGCGACGCTTGACGAGTTCACGAAGCAGTTCGCGGCCAAAAAGCCCGGCCCGATCCTTGACCAGAAGGTTCCCTGCGGGAACAAGGCGTGCGGGGCTGACATCGAGTTCACCTTCGAGGGTTCGGATTTTTTCTTTCCGCATCCGACACGTGGGCGTCCCTGAGAGATCAGATCTGGTACATCATGATGACCACGGAGGGCGCGATCGGGTACCGTGACTTGATGGAGATGGACGACGCCGAGCGCCTCGGGTGGCTCCAGAAGTGCATCGACCACACCGAGTCGCTTGAGGAGAAGGACCCGAACCGAAAGAAGAAGACGGTCGACCGCTTCTAGCCGATGGCCCGCCACGACTACATCATCAGCGTCCAAGCCCCAACGGCCCAAGCCGAGAAGAACCTCCTGCGCCTCGGTGGCCGGCTCTTGGGGATGAGCGGCGCAGTAGGGAAGGGGGCCGCCTCGGCGGGCCAACTCTCAACGGCCTTCCTCGGCCTCGGCTCGACGCTCGTCGGCACCGCGACCACCGTGGCCTTCGTCGGGGGCGCGGTTGAAACCGCGATGTTCCGGTCGCGGGTGGCGATTGAGAGCGTGGGGGCGTCCGCGGAGAAGTTGATGGAGAGTTTCCACGCGGCCGGGAGGTCCGCCACCGAACTCCTGCCCGTGGCCGCCAAGTTCGCCCGGTTCAGGGTGGCGGGGGACCAACTTGAGGGCGTCACCGAGATCGCGCGGAAGATGGGCCGCGTGCTCGACATGTCCTCGCAGGAGGCGGCGGCGGCGTTGGGCGAGATCGGCGCGAAGGCCGGGCTCAAGACGACGCAGCAGTTCAACCAGCTGGCCTCGGGGATCGCGGCGGCCGGGCGCATTGAGAAGGAGTTCGCCACCAGCAGCATCGACGTGCTCCGCGCCGTGTCCCCGCTCGCCTCCAAGGTCGGCGTGAACGCCGGGGCCCTCATCGGGTTCAACGTCGCGGCGCAGCGGGCCGGCGTGGGCGCCGATGCCACGAAGACGGCGCTCACGGCCATGCTTGAGAGCTTCCGCTTCGGCCCAGAGGCCGCCGCGGGGATGGCGCAGAGTCTCGGGATGAACACCGACCAAGTCGGCAAGTTCATGGCGGCCGACCCCACGGACCAACTCCAGATGATGGTTCTGTCAATGAAGAACCTGACCGGCAGCGCGAAAGAGAACGCCTTGGTTCTTCAGACGCTCTTCGGGATCACTCGGACTGAGGCCGACGCGATGCTGACGATGGCGCAGGACACGGACGCGGTCAACGCGACGATGATGGACTTCCGCCGGGAGGTTCGGGACGGGACGGCACTCTCGAAGTCGGCTGCGGAGAAGGGACGCACGCTCTCCGAGGCGATGCACAACCTGTGGGATAGCATCAAGGCACTCGGGGAGGGCACCGGGAAGTGGCTCAGCCCCATTCTCACCGGACTCATTGACATGCTGTCCACCGTGATCGGCTGGGTCGGGAAAATCCCGGCCCCGATCAGGGCCGTAACGGTTGCCATCCTCGGATTGGTCGGCGGGGTGTGGGCGCTCTCCCGGGCCATCGGCGCGATCCGCGGGATCAGCAACCTCCTCACCGCGGCCGAGGTCATCGCCGGTGGGAAGGGGGCCGTCGGCGCGGCCGCTGCCGCGGGACGGTGGGGGATCATCGGGCGCGTCTTTGGCGCGGTTCGGACTGCCGCGCTCGGGCTGATCCCCGTCCTCGGTGGAATCGCGAGCGCCGTGTGGGGGGCCATCGCCCCTCTGTTGCCCTTCATCGCCATCGGGGCACTCGTCGTGGCCGCCGTGGCGGCGATCGGCTACGTCGTCTACCGGGTGACGAAGGGCATCGCCGAGCACTGGGGGGACATCACGGCCGCAGCCGCGCAGTGGTGGACGGAGTTCAAGGGCGGCCTCGGGATAATCGGGGAGTTCTTCGTCTCGCTGTACGACGGGATCGCCGCCGGCGGGAGCGCCTTCGTCGGGTGGGTGTCGTCCGCCGCCGGGGCGGTGTGGGACTTCGCCGCCGCGATCTACGGGGGCGCGGTCGCCGCCGTGAAGACGCTCTGGAGCTGGGTGACCACCGCCGCCGGGGCGGTGTGGGGGCTCGCGACCTCGATCTACGGCGGGATCGTCGGGGGAATCAAGACGCTCTGGAACCTCGTGGTGTCCGCGGGCGACGCGATCCTCTCGCCGTTCCGCAAGCTCTGGGACCTCATTTCCCCGATCTCCGACGGCATCGGCTCCGTCGTCGGCGCCCTGTTCGGGTCCTCGATGTTCCACCTCAACGAAGGCGTCGCCGAGGTGATGCCGTCCCTGCGCCGCATGGAGGGCGCGTTCAACTCGGTCGGCCGGGCGGCGGGGCGGGTCGCGATCGAGGGCCCGATCCCCGAGGACATGCGCGTCCGCGTCGAGGAGCCAATGGGGCGGATCGGCGCGGGCCGCTTCTCCGGCCTCTCCGAGTCGGCCGAGGGGCGGCAGGCGTTCGGCGGTCCGGCGGGGAGCGGCCCCGGCCGGGAGGAGCGGGTCTCAATCGGGCGCCCCGCCGCGGGTGCCGGTGGCGGAGGGGCGGGCGGGATGGTTCGGGTCGTCGTGCCCGTGACCCTGAAGCTTGACGGGGAGACGATTGCCCGGGCGGTGTCGGAGTACGAGGTGACGGTTGGGCGCGAGCGGCACATGAACGCCCCCGCCGAACCCCTGCGCGCGACGGGGAGGTAGCCGATGGCGTGGTGGTCGATCGGGCCGATCGTCGGGCAGTACCAGCCCGAGGACTTCACCGAGAAGCAGTCCACGGACTACGCGCAGCCCGAGACGTTCGGCACCGTCTCCCCCCTCATCTTCCGAAAGTGGTCCCCCCGCGAGGTGACCCTCTCCTTCGTGGTCAACGCCATGTGCGCGCCCAGCGAGGAGGCCGCCCGAAACGAGAACATCCCGAACGCCGTCGTCCAGCATGACCCCGAGGTCGTATGGGCAACCATCATGGCGATGATGCGTCCCGGCCTGCGGGCCGTCCCCCCTCCGGTTCTTGGTGGGCGGAACGAGCGCGACTACCCCCGGGTAACCATCCCTGGGTGGGGCGTCACCGAGTTCACGCCGCGGCGCGCGGTGATCGTGGACGCCACCTTCAAGCGCACGCACATCCTCGGGAACCCCCCGCGGTGCGTGCGCGGGATTATCACCGTGACGCTCCGCGAGATCAGCAACGTCTCGCGCGGGTTCACGGAGGAAGAGGCCACGTCCGGGCTCGGCCGCAGCGGGTTCGTCGGCTAATGGCCGTCTTCCGCGGTAGCCGCTACGAGGGGGTGAAGTTCACCGGCATCCTCGGCGCCGACGGGAAGGTCCGCAAGTTCCTCCACGCCCGCGAGCCCCTGCGCATCGACGCGCAGACCGAGCCGATCGCCGTCATCTCGATGCAGCGTGGCGACCAGTTGGACGCCGTGGCTCACCGGGCGGCCGGCAAGCCGAACCTCTGGTATGTGCTCGGGGACGTGAACGGCGTGATCTTCCCGCTAGACCTTGATCCGGGAACGGAGATCGCCGTCCCGATGCGCTTGCTCCGCGACCTTCGGGAGCCGGGGAGGTAGCCGTGGGGCGGGGCGCACCATGCCGGCCAATCGGCGGGAACGGAGTCGGATCCCCCGTGCTCCTGACCGAGCCGGGCATCGGGCGGGTGTGCGGCATCGGCGTGCGCGCCTCTGCCAACGCCACCAACCAGTTCCTCGCCATTCCGCGGAGCAGCCAAGGGAGCGGTGGCGCCGCGTTCACCGCGCCCGACTTCAACGTCATGGGCCTGACCCCAGCCGATGGCCTGGTGTCCTCGCTCGTGGTGGAGGAGACCTCCGGCTTTGACCTCCCGGTCTGCCGGATCACCTTGGCGAACGTTGACCGGGGGCTCAACTCGACCATCCTCGCCAAGGAGCAGACGACCTTTTCGGCCCGCTTCGGCTGGTCGAACCCTGGGCTCCAGTCCCACGGCACCTTCGTCGTGCAGCGCCCGCGCTGGCGCTTCGACGGGGGCTCGGGCGCCGAGGTGGACATCGTGGCCTACGGGGAGCAGGTGCGGCTCGCCGCCACCGAGCGCCGTGAGGTCTACCGAAAGATGCGGGACTCCGACATCGCGCGAGTCATCGCTTCGCGGCACGGCTTTGAGATCGACGCGGACCGGACCGACCCCGTCCACGACCAAGTGATTCAGGCGAACGAGAGCGACTACAAGTTCCTCGCCCGGCGGGCGCGGCTCCACGGCCTCCTGGTGATGGTGGAGGACGGCGTCCTTCGCTTCCACGCGCCGCGTGTCTGCGAGAGCGGGATCCGCCTGACGTGCCAGAACCCGGATGGCGGGGTTGAGAGCTTCCTGAACTTCCAGGTTCAGTCGCGCACCTTCCAGCGCGGCCTCCGGCTCCACATCAGCCAGATTGACCCCGTCACCAAGGAGGAGTTCGAGGTCGTCAGCGGGGAGGCGCCTACCGACCTCCAGCGCGGGACTCGGTTCGGCAACTGGCGCGACCTCGTGAGCATCCCCGGCATCGGGCAGCCGGAACGGTTCCTCGTCGGCGAGGGGCACGAGCAGCGGCGGGAGCAACTGCGGACGCAGGTGGACCGCATGGCCGAGGCATCGCGGTTCGTCATCTCGGGCTCCGGCACCGCGATCGGGCTTGAGACGCTCCGTCCCCAGCAGATCATCACCTTGGACAACCTCGGCCGGTCAAGCGGGCGTTACGTCGTGACGCGCGTCACCCACCGCATCTCCGGCGAGGCGACTGAGGACGGGTACTCGACCCGGTTCGAGGTGCTCCGATCCGGCGCGGAGAGCGCCGACGATCCGCTTCCGGGGGAGAGCGCGCAGCCCGCCGTCGTCCAGTCGGCCGGGTCGGTTTTCGCCTCGTCGCTTGCGCAGGCCACTCTGGCGGGATTCTGAGGAGGGCTGAATGGGGTGCTGCGGCAAGTTCAAGCGGGCCATCCAGCGCGCCGCGGCGCCTCCGCCGGCGGAGAGACCGAACCCCGCGGTGACGCCCGACCCGATGCCGTGGTCGGCTCCGCCGTCCGTCTCCTCGCCTCCGCGGGCGGTGCGGGCCGAGGGCGGGGGGTACACCGTCGTCCGGGACGGCGGCGTGTCGTGCCCGACGTGCGGCGCACGGGCCGTGGTCAAGAACGTCTACAGCGAGCGGCTGCGCCGCTACTTCGAGGTTCCGTGGTGCTCGACCTGCAAGGCGGAGGTGCGGTAGTGCTCCTGCGGTTCGCTCTGGCCGTGGTGCTGACCGAGGCCGTGACGGAGATCCTCACGGAGAGCCGCCTCACGGCACGCCTGCGCGAACTGCCGGGAGTCGTCGGGTACCTGTTCGGGTGCGGGTACTGCGCCTCGGTTTGGCTGGGCGTGGGCGCAGCCTACGCCTTGGGCCTGGAGGGCGCCCTGCCCGCGCTGGGGGCTATCGAGCCCCTTGTCTGGGGCGTGGCCGTCCACCGGGCATCGAACGTGCTCCACGAGGCCGTGTCACGCTTCTTGGGCCGCGTCCCGTTCGGGCTGTTCCTCCGCGGGCACATCCGCCACGAGGAGGCCGCCCCGCCGACGCCACCGCCGGCCGGCGGTGGGGAGGCGGCCTGATGGTTGAGGCGCAGGGGAATTACGAGGAGCGGCGGTACTGGGGGCGGTACCGCGGCGTCGTCGTGGACAACCAGGACCCCCGAAGGCTCGGGCGAACCAAGGTCCGCGTCCCAGAGATCCTCGGGCGCGACCTCGTGACCGACTGGGCGGCCGCGAGCCCACCCTACGGTGGGCTCCCGGAGGCCGGGCACTTCCAAGGGCTCCCCGTCGGGACGGCGGTGTTCGTGGAGTTCGAGTCCGGGGACGTGAACCGCCCGGTCGTCGTCGGGACGTGGTGGGGGCACCCCAAGAACCAGTCGCCGGAGCCTCCAGCCCTCACCCGGGCCGACGGGCGGACGTGTTTCAAGGACGACCCGAGCGTCGGGGCCCCGAAGGGCACGGACGGGTTCGTGTCGGCGGACGGGGAGAGTCAGTGCCAGCCCGCCTCGCCCCTGCTCGTCAGGGGCGGCCCGCAGTACCCCCACAACCAAGTCCTCAAGACCAAGAACAACGGCATCACGGTCGAGGTGGACGACACGCCGGGGCGCCCGCGCGTCCACGTCTACCTTGGGCAGTCGGTCGGGTCGTGGATTGAACTCGACCAGGACGGCCTCTCCGTCCGCGTGAACGGGAAGTCCTACCGCCTCGTGGAGCAGGGCGAGGCGGTTCACGCGAAGGGCGCGATGCACTTCTTCGCCGAGGACCGGCTCACCATGCGGACGCTGAAGGAGCGGTTCCTCGCGGTAGGGGCGGACGAGACGCGGGTCATCGAGGGCCAGCGCAAGACCTTCGTGACTGGGAAGGAGTCGCGGTTCAACCAGGCCGACTACGAGCACCAGATCATCGGGAACCGCATGACGGTCGTGCTGGGGAACGACACGCTCATCGTGGCGGGCAGCGTGGGCTACAACGCCGCCGCGCAACTCGCGCTCGTCGCGGGCGGGCTCTTCTCCGTGGCGGCCTCCTCAATCAGCCTCGGCGGCGGCGGGTCGCCGGCGACGCCGCCGAGCCCGGAGCCCCCGCCCGTGCTGCCGCCGTCGCCGACGTGCCCCCCGGTGCCGCAGGCCCCGCCGTGCCCCGCCCTCCCGGCGTCGGGGACCTAGCCGATGGCGTCCTTCCTGCCGCTGGCGGACCGGGACTTCTGGCGCGCGGCCCTCAAGGCCGACGCGGCGTTCCGCGCCTGCATGGAGCAGGTCGTCGGTGCCCTTGACGCCGAGATCGACGTGCCGAAGCTTGAACTGGCCTTCAGCCTCTCGGCGGCGATCAACGTGCGGATCGACGCGCTCAACGTCCGTCGCGCCGCCATCATTGCCGAGATCCCCTGCGTCGACATCATCCTGAACTTCCTCGCCGGCCAAGTGAACCCAGAGGCGGTCGCGTTCGCCCAAGCCATGGCCGCCCGCAAGGCGCTCCTCCTCTCGGAGCAGGCGGGGATCGACGCGCAGATCGCGGTGCTCCCGGGGTTCTCGGTTTCGACCAAGGAGGCGACGGACAATCTCATCACGGCAGGGAAGAACGCCTCCTTCCTTTCTGGTATCTTGGACGACGTGGCGTTGGAGGGCAGCTGATGTCCGATGGCATCAGGCGGAAGGCGGCGACGGTCGGGATGCTGACGACGCACGGCGTCCCGGTGTCCCCGGCCATCGGGGCGCCGACCACGGTGACGACCCCGGACGGGCGCCCGGTGGCGCTGGTCGGCCCGCTCCACATCTTGGCCCACCCCTTCGGCAACCAAGTCCACCCGCCGAACGCGATCATCGGGCCGGGGTCGCTGGTGGTGAAGGTCGACGGGCTCCCCGTCGCATTCGCGGGCGACTCGTTCCAGTGCGGCGCGCAGATCATCGACGATGGGCTGTCCAACATCTTCGTGGAGTAGGTGCATGGCGATCCCCGACTTCCTCAGCGGCCTGAACGAAATGGAGTGGGACGGCTTCCTCATGGTCGTTCACGACCTCCAAGACGGCACCGCTCCGGAGCGCCTCCAGGTGCTCGGGCGGTTCGTCCACACGCTGCGGCGGGAGATTGACGAGGTCAACTCCCGCCGGGACGCGCTGGGACAGCGGGTCGCCAACATTGACTCGATGCTCCCGTCCCTTGACAAGCACCTCGCCGCTGTCCCTGGCGACCTTGAGACCCGGCTCCTTCGCGACGTGCTCGCCGGGTGGCGGCTCTCGCTCAAGTCCGAGATCGAGGAGATGCGCCCCGACAGCAAGATGGAGAAGAAGGACAACGCGGCGCGGAAGCTCGATCTGCTCACCCGGCTCAGCGAGACGGTGCGGGAGTTGAACCGGGCCATTCTCGGCGCTCGCCCCGATCCCCGCGCCCGGGCCGCCACCACGCCGGCCGCCACGGCCCGGGAGCCCGCCTCGGCGCGGGCGAGGGCGCAGTAGCGTGGCCGTGACCCAGCGAGACGTGCTCGGCCGCGGGTGGGCGTACCCCTTCCGCTTCTCCGCTGTCGGGCGGGTGCGCAAGGTGGTCGGCGTCACCGCGGCGGACTCCGTTGAGAAGGTCCGCATGGCGATCCGTCAGATCCTCGGCACCCGCCTCGGCAGCCGCTTCATCGACCGCGACTTCGGGTCCGATCTGCGCGACATCGTGTTCGCCCCGATCAACGAGGTGACCGCCACCCGTCTGCGGCTGGCGATCACCGAAGCGATCGAGCGGTGGGAGCGCCGGGTTGAGGTCATGTTCGTCCACGTGTCGCTTGAGCGCGAGAAAGAGGGCGTCCTTGACACGGAGGTCACCTTCCGGGTGGTGACCACACATCAGGTTGGCTCTTTGGTGTTCCCCTTTTACATTTCTCCTGATATGCGCGTACAAAACCAGATCACAGTTGGTTGAAAACCGCTTGCTTCCCATTCCAATCTTCACACCGAAGGGGGCTCCCATTCTTTGCACCCGATATGCTATTGTACCTTCCGAGGGAAGGCCAGCAGCATGTCCAAGTTCCGCCCCTGCGCCTGTGGATGCAAGAAGTCTGTCCATTCAGTTGACGCGAAAGGACGCCCTCGACGCTTCCGTCGAGGTCATTCAAGCAAGACGGTTCCGCCTTCAACGGTCGGCAGATGCGCCAGGTGCGGGGCGGACTTCAAGAAGAAATCCAGGCCGCAGAAATACTGCTCGGAGCGGTGCCGGTTTCCATCAATCCCGTGTGCTTGCGGTTGCGGGGCAGCCATCTCCAAGAGAAGCCTTGAAAAGAGCCGAGGAACGCGGTATCTCCTTGGGCATCATTGGATTGGACGCCGCCACACCGAGGAACAGAGAGCCAAGATCGGGCAAGCGGTTTCTGGCCCGCGGAACGGGATGTGGAAAGGAGGTACGGCGAATCTGCCGTACACCTACGAGTTCACGGGGAAGCGAAGGAAGGAAATCCGAGAGGAGTTCAAGGGTCGGTGCGGCCTCTGTAGGGAAGCGTGCTCCGGGAAGTTCGGGCACGTTCACCACATCGACTACGACCGAAACAACAACCGAAGGGAAAATCTGATTCTGCTGTGTAGCCGCTGCCACGGCAGGACGAACGTTGACCGGGACTTCTGGCGTTCGTTCTTGATGCGGTTGAGGAGAAAGGAGGTGACGTAGTGCCCACTCCGGCCCCAACTTTCACGAAGGTTGCCCTGCGCGTTCCGCCGATCGACTACACGTCGCGGGACTTCCCGGCCATCGCCGCGGACAAGGTTCGCTCGATCCCGTTCTTCGCCCCGGAGTGGACCTGAGTGAACCGATCACAACCTCTCCGACTTCGGGATCGCCCTCCTGCGGCTCAACGCCGCCGGGGAGGACGTGCTCCACTTCTACGTGGACCGCATCGGTAACGAGGCGTTCCTGCCGACGGCGATCACGCGGCGGAGTGTCGGGAACCTCCTGAAGCTCATCAACTTCGAGCTCCGTAGCGCCGTCCCCGCCTCCGTGGATCTGCGGTTCTCGCTCCAGGAGCCGCTGTCCGGCGACCTCCTCATCCCGGCGGGAACCCAAGTGCAGACCACCGCCGACGCGACGGACGAGCCCGTCACCTACGAGACGTCGCAGGACGCGGTGATCCCCGCCGGCTCGCTCGAGGTTGAGCCGGTTCCCGCCATTGAGGGGCGGTCGGTCAGCGAGCCGGTTGGCCTGAGCGCGGGCGTGCCGCGGCAGCGGTTCCCCCTCATCGCCTTCCCCGTCATTGACGGCACGATTCGGGGGTTCATTGACGAGGGCGCGGGCGAGTTGCTCTGGACCGAGGTGAACACCTTCATCGCCTCGGAGCCGGACTCCAAGCACTTCACCTCCACCAAGGACGAGGACGGGCGCGCCACTAACTTCTTCGGGGACAACGCACAAGGGAAGATCCCCGACCCCGGCGCGACGATCCGCTTCACCTTTCGGGTCGGCGGCGGGACGCGGGGCAACGTCCCCCCGGACACCATCACCGTCGTCAACTCCACCATCACCTTCAACGCCGTCGCGGTGGCGCTGGCGGTCACGAACCCGGAACAGGCCAGCGGCGGCGAGGACGAAATGTCCATCGACACCGCCAAGGTCGAGGGGCCGAACAGCCTGCTCGCGCTGAATCGGGCCGTCTCGCTCCGCGACTACGAGACTCTCTCCCAAGGCTTCCCGGGGGTGGCGAAGGCGCGCGCCGAGATCATCTCCCTCTTCGCCGAGGGCGGGTCGGCCTGCTGCTGCGGCGTGCGCGTGACCGTCTCCCCGACGGGTGGGGGGCCTCCGTCAAGCCAGCTCAAGGCCGACCTCCTCGCGTTCCTCAACGCGCGGAAGATGGCCGGCACATGCGTCTCCATCGCCGATCCGGTGTTCCGCAAGGTGAACCTCCGCGGCACGGTCACGGTGGCCCCGAACTTCGACGTGGACTCGGTCGCCTCAGACACGCTGGCCCGCATCGGCCAGTTCTTCGGGGACGCCTCGGACTTCGTGCAGTTCGGCACCGAGATCTTCCTCTCCGATGTCTTCGCCCTCGTGGACACGACACCGGGCGTGGACCATGTTGACTTCACGGAGATCACCTGCCAGCCAGAGGCCGTGAAGGAACTCGGCTTGGCCGGGTGCGAGTTCTCCGGCTTCGCCATCGGCGCGGCGGCGAAGGAGGAGGACTGGACGGTCATCTTCACCTCGCCGACGACCTTCACGGTTCGCGGCACGGCGAGCGGGTTCCAGGCGGCTGCCGGGACGGTCGGCGCGCCCTACACGAGCGACAAGGGCGAGGTCACCTTCACGGTCGCCTGCGCCAGCGGCGCCCCGGCCGCCGGCGACCGCGCGAAGTTCCACACCTGCCCGAAGTTCGCCAATGTCCCGATGCCGCCGAACGCGATCCCGCAGAAGGGCGAGGTTGAGCTGGCCTTCGTGGGCGGGAATGTCCCGCAGCGGGAGTGCCCGTGACCGAGTCCTCCGACGAGCGGGCCGGGCGCCTTCGGGCCATCGTCCGTGAGCAGGCCGAGGACCGCGCGCGCCAGGCGCGGGCCACCCTCTCTGCGCTTGCCGGCATCCTTGACTGGTACGGGCTCGGCGAGCGGTTCCGCCCCGCGGTCGAGGAGATCGCCGAGGCGGTGCATGCCCGCCACAACGAGATGGCGGCGCGGGCGTAGCCGTGGGGACAACCGGCACCGTCGCCATCGGCGAGCCGCGCCTTGCGCGGAACGCCCGCATCCACCGCGGCATGGAGGGCCCGCAGCTCATCGTCGAGTGGGACGCCCCCGAGGAAGTCGGGACCGAGCAGCAGATCCGGGTCGTTCGCAAGCAGTACGAGTTCGCGGCGAGCCCCTTCGACACGCAGGGCACGGTGGTCTTCGAGGGGCCGGCGGCGGACGGGTTCGTGGCCGACCTCGACCTCGGGGCGTGCCACTGCTATTACTACACGGTCTTCACCCACGCCTTCTTCCCCAAGGAGGAGTGGCTGTTCTCGGTCGATACGCAGGTCGCCGAGATCGCCGTCCCGACGGGGTACTTCGGCCGTGATGGCGGGCTGTTCCGCCTCTTGCCCGAGATCTACGTCCTTGAGGACAAGCTCCTTGACGCGGACGTGGAGGAGCGGGCGGACGCCATCTTCGCCCTCCACCCGGTTTTCGACGCGGACGGCCGGGAGTGGTTCAACCTCGGCGAGAACATTGACCCGCAGAAGGAGCCGAAGAAGAAGGGGCCGCTCCAGCGGTTCCTCAAGACGATCGCCCTCGAAATTGACCTTGTGAAGGGGCTGATCGACTGCATGCCAACGCTCTGGGACGTGGACGAGACGTGCTGCGCCGTCCTGCCCGCGCTCGGCGAGGTCATCGGGCTCCAGGTCAACCGCGAGCTCCCCTGCTCCGCCCAGCGCCAAGAGATCAAGGAGCACGTCGCCATCCTGAAGGTGAAGGGGACGGCGACGGCGATCCGGGCCCGGGCGCGCTCTGTCTCCGGCTTCGAGACCTTTGTGCAGGAGTGCGGCGACAACATCCTCATCACGAACCGCGGGGACCGAACGACCCTGCTGGTCAACCCTAATCCGGGCTTCGCCTCCTTCTTCGGGCGGCCGGGCGACCCCACCGACTTCACGCCGGGCGGGGTCTTCACGCCGAACTCGATCTGCGTGTTCTTCCTCCTGGAGTGCGACGACTGCCTCTCCGAGCAGGTGGTTCGCAAGCTCAACCGCGTCCTGCCCCCGGAACTCCCGGCGTGCCACCCGGGGCACTTCATCTTCCTCGACTGCGACTTCGTGGAGGACCCGTTTGACCGCGGGCGCCTCGGGGACTCCGCCGACGAAACCGACGAGGACGCTGCCGCCGAAGAGGTCGTCGCGTCGACGTGCTGGCTCATCACGAACTCGCTGCCGGAGCCCCCCGACACGCCGGACGCGGGGCCAGGCAAGCCGTTCGCCATGAACCTCACGAACAGTTCGGCCGCCTTGACGGCAAGCCCGAGCCCGATCTGCTCGGAGCTGTTCGACGACGAGGTCGTCTGCTCCTTCCGCGTGCTGCGGGCTCGCGTGGACTGCTCGCGCGTGGCATGATGGATGCCTCGTGGCGACGATCCGCCTAGTCCTGAGCGGCGGAAGCGCGAAGGGCATCCCTGAGACGCTTGGGGCGGCGACCGCCGTGCTCGACCGGGGGCACGAGATCTCGGTCTGCGCCGGAACCTCGGCCGGCGGGATTGTGGCCGTGGCGCTTGCGGCCGGGATTGACCCCGCGCTGCTCAAGACCGTCGTGATGGACATGGACTTCTCGCGGTTCGTCTCGACCGGGTGGCTCGGCTGGTGGCGGCTGGCGCGGCGGGGGTGCCTCTCGAACGGGCGGCGGCTGCTTGAGTTCCTTGAGCGGCTGACCTTCGGGAAGCGGTTCCGCGACGCGGCCTTTGATGTGCGGATCACCGGGGCGGACTACAGCACGGGGCAACTGCGGGTATTCAGTCGGGCGACCGACCCCGAGATGCCGCTGGCGCTCGCGGCGCGGATCACGTCTGCCATGCCGCTTGCGTTCAGCGCCATTGAGTACGAGGGGCACTGGTACAAGGACGGCGGGGTGTACGCCCACGTCCCGGTCGAGGCGGCGGTGGCGTCCGCGGGGCGAATGGTGATCTTCGCCCTTGCCTCCCCGCCGCCCGACATGGAGAATCTGTCGCGCTGGCGAGCCAATGTCGGCATCGTCCGCGAGGTTGAGCGCGCCGTGGACCTCCTCATCGACGCCAACGTGGACTCGCAACTCGCCCGGGCGCCGGGGGATGCGGTGCGGGTGTTCTCGGACGCGCTCGGCTTTGGGACGTTTGACTTCGCCCTCTCCCGCGGGAACAAGGAGCGGCTGTTTGACCACGGCCGGGGGCTCGTGACCGAGGCGCTGGAGAGGGCGGGGCTGTGAGCGTCAACCCCAACTACGACGCTTGGGAGACGGACGAGCGCATCAACCGCCACCAACTCAAGGCGGCGAGCCGGCACGAACTCGACTTCGTGATGGATGGCCTCGGCCTCGTGGACGCCGGCGGCCTACTGCTCCAAGTCGACGCGGGCTTCGCCTACATCGCCGGCTACGAGGTCGAGAACGCCGCGCCGGACTTCGCGGCCCTCGCCGATGGCGCCACGAACCACGTCTTCTTCGGGTTTGACCGCACGGTCGAGGTGTTGCCGCCGACCTCGGTGCTGGACATCGCCCCGAAGGTGGTGGTCAACACCACGGGCATCCAGCCCCCCGACACGATCAAGCTGGGCGTGGTGACCACGGCGGCCGGGGTGATCGTCACCATCACCGAGCAGGACAACCGCCGCCATGTTCACGACACGCAACTGGACGACGATCTTGAGGCGAACCACCGTCAGGCTACGAACCTCGTTGTCCACAGCGGGGCGGTTCTGCCGCCGATCACGCCTCCGACGACGGAGGGGCAGCTCTTCTTCCGCACGACGGACAAGAAGTTGTTCAAGTTCGATGGCGCGGCGTGGGTCGAGCTCGCCGCCGCCGGGGCCCCGCCGCCCCCCGGAGCGATCACCGTGGTGAACGGGACGTTCCCCCCGACGTTCCTCGACGTGGGCGAAGTCGTGCGGGCCGTTCCCGGGCTGCCGGGGTCCGTGGACCGGGCGCTGGCGATCCCTGGCGAGGAGAACGCGGTCGGGGCGGTGGCGACGGCCCCGATCCCGCCCTTCCTCCCCGGCTTTGCGGCGACGGTACAGGGCGTCCTCATCCCCGACGCGCAGTTCGAGACGGGGCTGGTGCTGGTGTCCGGAGCTGTGGTGTTCCTCTCGCCGTTCGTCGCCGGGGCCCTCACCATCATCCAGCCGTTTGTCATCGGGCAGGTCGTAAAGCGCATGGGCATCCTGTGGGACCCCACGGGGTACATCGGCGCGATCCCGGCGAACTCCAAGGCGGTTGTCCTCCTCCAAATCGAGGAGGGGATTGAAGTCGTGTAGGAGGTAAGTCATGGCACTCAAGCGTGCGCTGTCTCTCTCGTCCGGTGGTAGTCTCGCGCAGGTCGCCGATGCCGACACGATCCGTGTCGGCAGGATCGGGGCCCTGTCCGGGACCGGGCCCGCCTCGGTCGTCCTTGAGGACGCCGCGGGCGACTCCCTCACGCTGACTGGGGCGGTGGCGACGCTGTCCGCCGGCGTCGGGTTCGCCGGCAGCGGCGCCGCGACGATCAGCGGCTTCACGACCGGGTCGTTCAGCACCAAGGTCGTCACCCCGGAGATCGAGAACAGCGGCAACATCAAGCTGGACGCCAACAGCGGGTCCGCCACGACGATCACCCTCACGAACGACGGCGCGGGCGCGCTCTCGGTGAGCCTGGACGGCGACGTGGTCATCTCGGGGAACCTGGTGGTGCAGGGCGTCCTCTCCAGCCAGTCCACCAACAACGTCAACTTCTCGGACAACCACCTGTACCTGAACGATGGGTACGAGACGGTGTCCGCCCAGACGGGCGGGCTGGTGGTGAACTACCTCCCGACGGCGACGAACGACACGGTGGCGGCGACGGGCTTCACGGCCGGCGTGGCGGCGGTGTCCAACCCGACGGTCAAGACGGCCGGGTCCGCGACGTTCGCGGCCAGCGACTTCATCCAGATCGCGGGAGCAGCCAACGCCGCCAACAACGGGCTGTTCGAGGTGCTCTCGCACGTCGGCACGACCCTGACCATCCGCGGGATCGGGCTCACGGCGACCGTCGAGGACTTCCCGCAGAACCAGTTCGTGACCGACACGACGGTCGCGGGCACCATCCGCAAGGTCAACGTGTCTGTCATCCGGTCCGGCACGGACGGGGCGTGGGAGACGGCGTTCGGCTCCTCGACCGGCCTGACCTTCACCGACCTCTCCTCCGGGGCGACCGCGCTCCAGGCGGCCTACGAGGCGGGAGAGACGATTCAGCTCGCGGACGCCCAGGGCGACCTGAAGATCGGCACGGACGACACGGGCACCCGGGCGAACTTCATCCTGGAGAACGAGGCGGGGACGGCCAACTACCTCGCCACCAACTCAACGAGCACGCGGCTCGACATCGGCGGCGCCAGCATCGGCGTGAACTTCATCGGGACGGGCGCGGTGACGGCGACGGGGAACCCGACCTTCAACTTCGGAACCAGCCAGGCCACGTTCGGCGGCAACGT